CTTTAATATAGTTTTCTAATATGGAAGGGTTTTCTTGTGTTGGGGTTTTATATGAAGAAGGTTGAATGGTAGCATTTTGGTTATTTCCAAAAAATTTATCATTCCAATTAAGTCTAATAGTTGATTGATCTGTGGGGTTATTTTGTGAAAATTTTACAGATACACCTAATGGATCTAATTGTTGATCTCTAAGTTTTTCTAAAGCCGTATTTGGTCTAAAATCCTTGTATTTACTACCAATATAGAAAGCGGGAGTAGGTTCTGTATTAAGTAAATCTAGGCCTGTTTCTAATCCTCCTCTAGTTTGAAAAATACCAGAACCTATAGAAGGACCATTTATTATTTGAGCTAAATCAGGAGAAAGATCTTCGGCAGGTTTTCTAAATCCAAAATTTAATGTTTTGTAATTTCTACCTAATGATGTAATTTGATCATTAAATCTTCTTATTGAGGTTCTGCCTATACCTAATTTAGAACCTGGACCTCCTCTATAAGTATATAAAGTTGTTTTGTTTGTCTTTAATACATCTTTTCTAAAATACTCTAATCTACTTTCATAATCTTCCTCTTTTCTTTTAGAGGTAATTTCCATATATGTTGGTTGTCCTAATGGATCTGTAGCACCAAATAACCCAAATATGCCTCCTCCCTTATTTCCAAGACCTTTAAATGGATCGATTCCTTGTTTATTTAAATGCAGGCCTAAAGGGTTACCAGCAGCCTGTAACATAGTAGAAGTAGGCAAGTAAATACCGTTATTCAGTGCTTTACCTTGATTATTTTTCTCACCCGTAGCACCAACTGCAACTGAAGTACGTGATAATAAATTTTCTTTAGCTATAAAAAGTGGACCTCCAATTGATTTAAAATCAAAAAACATTTGGGTTAATCTAGAAACATCTCTAGCCGCTCTACCAGGCATTAAAGTACCACCTCGTAAAAGAACATCTGGTCCTCCAGATCTATCAATATCGCTTAAATCCTTATTTGAATCATCCGAAAATGGTAAATTTGGATTACCAGGTAAATCTCTAGTAATATATGGTTGGTTACTAGATCCTCCCCCGACACGATCTTTGCTATATCTGAGGCTTTTTAGATTTGTTTTTAAATCAACTATCCCCATTTAAAAAAGATTTATTCAGGTAAATTGTCCATATATTTAGATGGAGTTTCTCCATCTAAGTCTAATTCAGATTGTGGTGGTTTTCCTACTTGATTAGGTACACCATTAATAGAATACTCTTTATGTAATTTTGAACCTGCAAAATCAGGAATACTAGGAGTAGTTCCATCCAAATCTGTTAAGTTTGAACCTTGGTTTAATAATTTATTTAATAGTCCCATAATTTTATTTTATTATAAATATTGAATTAAGAAATTTCGTATAAGTTCATAGGAGATATCTCAGGTTTTTTAGCATTTTGACGAATTAATGTAGATAATAATCTATTTGTTTGTTCTCCTGTTTTATTATCTGGGGGTGCTACATTAACTTGTCCTGCACCTGCTGATATTACATCATCTCCTTTGAATAGATTAGTTCCTGCTATAACAGTATCTTTATTATTTAAAGCAAAGGCACCTTCAGGAGCTAATAATGTTCTTTTACCATAACCCGTTGATTGTGTTCCTTCTGAAAATAAATCATTTGCTTTAGTTGAAGCAATTGCTGAACCTATAGAAGCTATCATACCTGCTGTAGCTGCTATTGCTAAAGGCACACCAAATGGACCTATCATTCCAATTATACCTCCATAAATTTTAGGAATAGCAACCATAAGAGATTTAATAGCCATTACTCCTAAAGCTACAGTAACACCACCTATAATTCCAGCTAAAGCTGCCATAGCAATTCTAGATTCTGCAATATATCCCGCAACAGAAGCAAACATGTTTACTATAGGGGCAAATGCTGCTCCTAGTTCTGTAAATAGTTCATTAAACTTACCCATTGAAGCTGCCATTCTTTCTTGGGCAGTAGCTTGATTTAACATTTTATCTAAACCACCTTCTGCTAATTCTTTTTGAGCTTGGGCTAATCCAACTTCTTCTATTCTAGCATCTAATACTTTTTGTCTTCTTTCTGCTTCTTCTTCACTAGCTCCTTGTAATTGTTCTTGTACAAACAAAGTTTGAGCTAATTCCTCTCTACCCATTCCAACAGATTTAGCAATAGCATCTTGTTGGATTCTATTCATTTGAGAGAATTCAGCAGCAGTTCCAGCTTGATCTGCTATCTCTTTAGCTAAAGTAGCTAAGTCATTATTTAAAGCTGCTTGCCTTGCTTTTTCTAAATTAATATCTCTACCAATTAGTAATTCAGCTTGTAATTCATTTGAAATAGATTCTTCAAAATTTAGTAAACTATCTGCAATACTTTCAACTTTAGCCATTTCCATACCTAAAGCTTTAGCTACAGTAACTGCTTCAGCCAGTGCTTCTGGGTTTTTACCTAATGATAATTGAGTAGCAGCTGTAAGATTAGAAATTTCTTTTAATACTTGTTTTTCATTAATATAAATTCCACTAGCTTCATTTAAAGCTGAAACTTGATTTAATAAACTATCAGCATTAGCATCAAAAGATTGTCCATTAGCAAGAGAAAGTTTTTGAATTCCTATTAATTCTTCATTAGTTAATCCAGCTGTTTCTCTTAATTTAGTAAATGTAGCTAATTGTTGGGTTGAGAATTGTATGCTTGTTCCTAATTCTTTATTAACTTCAACTAAAGTTTCTGTTAATCCTTTACTAGATAAAAATAAATTATCGGAACCAAATGAAGCTTGAGATAAATTTTTACTAAGAGACATTGCTTCATCATTAGTAATATTTAAATTTTTAGCTAATGCCCCTGTATTTTCTTGGCTTCTAGCAAACCCTGCACTTATCATTGAAACAAAAGCATTCATAGCTTTCATTCCTATAGCAATTTGAACAAAAGGATCAGTTAAAGCTTCTTTAACTTTTTCTCCAACAAGCTCAAAACTTTTACCTAATACTAAAGACTGTTTTGTATTTTCATCAAGTTTTTCATCTGAATCTTCTAATTCTTCAGCGTATTCTTGAAGTTCTTTATTTATATCATTAAATCCTATAGCTTGAGATAAAGCACCAAGGCCTATTTTATTCATAGTTCCCTCAATACCCTTAAGAACTCCACCTGAAATTCCTAAACTATTTTGGATATTTTTTTCTCTTTCTATCCTTTCATCTATAGCAATATTAAGATTATCTACTAATCCTAATTCTTTTTTTCTTCCATCAACCGTACCTTCTAATTCATTTTTAATAGCTGCTTCTGCTGCTCTTATACTTTTTAATTCTGCTGTTGATTTTTTATTTAAGCTTACTCCAGACTCTAGTTCTTGCCTTCTTCTAGCAAGTTGATCTAAATTTTCTTTAAGATCAGATTTTCTTTGTTCTGCTTGTTTTTTTAAGGTTTGTAATTCTTTTAATGAAAGTTTACCTATACCTTCTTGATCATATTTGATTTTTTGAGATATACTTTGTAATCCTCTAAGAGTTTTAGTACTATCTTTTAATGCAGTGCTTTGGTTTCTTATTTCATTAACTGTTTCGCGAAAGGCACCTGCTAGATTTACAGCATCATTTTGGATGTCTTTGATTTCATTTCTTAACGCGGCTAAAGCTAGCTTCGCTTCTTCAATTTCATTTGCTTGAAAAAGTTTAATAGGACTTTGTCCTAATTGCCTTCTTAATTTGGCAATGTCCTCATTTAACTTATTAATTTCATCCATAGTAAACTATATGTTATAAATATTACTACTTATAACTTGTTTTACCTTTGTAGTCTTTAGAAGCTTTCATAAATTCAGGTGTATTAACTGTACCATCAGGATTAATAAGATTTTTACTTCCTGATGTATTTTTATTTTCTATAGCTTCTTTTTCTTTGGTATAAAATTTGTCTATTTCAGAAAAAGTAAATTTCCTTAACCATATAGGCATATGGTAAATTGTATTATAGTCATAACCACCTTTACCGTGGAAGACTATTTCATGTATTTGTTTAAATAAATTTCTTCTTAATGAAGGAGCACTATCAGAAGTCAGGCCAAAAAAACCCTATCCCTATTGGGATCACTACCTCCTCCCCATCATCAAACTGATATTCAAGATTAACATCAGGTTGAATCTGTCTAATATGTTCTCTTAGTGATCTAGAATCTCTTGCTAGTAAGTAATTATCAACAAACTCTCTAATTGTTTTAGGATCGTTTTCTCCATCTACTGATGTGATAATATATTTTAATCTAGTAGTTAATTCTGATGGTTCTTTATTAATTTTTTTAAGACCTGCTAATTCTCTTTCAATTTTAGATTCCTCATGGCCAGTTAATATTTTAAAAGTTATATTAGTACCACTATGAGGTAATTCAAATGAAAATGAATTTTCTCCTTTATTAATTAAACTCGTATCAAATTCTTTATTTTCTAACTGAGTTAAATCAACAGTTCTTAATTGTTTGCCATAATTAAACTTATATTCTTTTCCATATCCTAAAATACGAGTAGCAATTAATAGTGCATTTTTATCTCCAATAATTAAATCTTTTATCTTAACATCAGAGGATACAATAACAGATTCTAATAATTTATCTAATACTGTACCTTTTTGAATATATGATTGGTTAGAAAGTATATCTTCTTCTTTAGCAGTCATATATTTAATTTCAACTTTACCGCTTGAAAGAGGATTATCTTCAGGATAAACTAATCCTTTTGATGGTAACTCAACTTCTTCAGTTGGGAATTTAAAATCGGGCATAATCTTTATTTTAATTAAAACGTTTTGTCAGTAATAAATATTAAGATAAAAAAAAGCTTGACCGAAGCCAAGCAATTTTTCAAAAGTATGAGGGTTGGGTTTTTTAGAAGTTTAATACACAATAATCTGGTTGTACAGTCATTGTGATTTCTTGAGCAGCATTTTCAGTATCCCAATTGAAATCTCCAAAGTTAGCTTCAGTAATTAAAGCACCTTTGATAATCCATTCAGATACGATATCACCTACAGGACCTAATACGTTTACAGTTAAGTCTTTTTTATAGAAATCACTGTATCCATCTCTACCTGTTACTGATTCATGGTGTAATCTTACCCACTCCATTACAGCTTGAGCACCTGATGGTGTAATTGGATCAAATAATGTGAACTGGATTGTATTCCAAACTGTTTTTCCTTTAACATAACGTTGAACGTTAATATGGTTTAAAGGCACAGTTCCTTGGGTTACAGATACGGCTCCGACACCCTTCATAATGTACGAAGGAAATCCATCAATGTAAAGAATAAATCTATTCTTTTGTTTTGGCTCAAATGCCGTATAAAAAATTTCGTTTGGATCTAATACTGCCATTTTATGTTTTTATTTTATTATAAATATTCTAATTTTTAGTTTTTATTCTGGAAATACTGCTCCTGTTGGTAATACATTGAAATCTAGCATAATAAATTCAGCTGTTCTAGTTGGTTGGATATAAATCTGACCTACTAATTGATTTCTATCAATTACATCTGGAGTGTTATTAGTATCATCCATTACTACTTTAAATGCATACAATCCTTGTCTTTGTTGTACTGATTC